CCACCGTGTCACAACAACATGTCCTCCCGAGCCGCCAAAGAGGGCCCGAGCCATATTCTCTACGTGGGCGAGCCTCGTGGTGGGTGCACGGCTAACGAGAAGTTTTTCGAGGTACTCGACGAACGTTACGGACTCGTCGCAAAAGTGAACATTCCATCATATGCTGGCATAGACGATGACCTGTTCCATTACGTGCGAAAGTTTTAAGTACTAAGAGCGCTTCTCTTGTACTATGCTTGACGAATATGATGTCGATGTGCGTTCGACACTCGAACGAAAGCTGGAAGAGCACGACATCGACACAGATGTCCGAGAGTACGAGCGGCCAATGCTAACCGCATTTGTTCCCAAGATGGTTGATGGCGAGGGGTGGCAGTCGTTCAAGATAGAAGTGCCTGCCAATGTCATCTGTACACAAGAGGAACTGGATGAGATGATTGATGAACGTATCAAGGAGCTGCGTCCCGAATGAAGGTTGCGCTCGATGTAGAGTCTGTACTCGCCGACTCCAACGAGGCGGCGCTTCAATCGACTGATAAGCTCGACAGAGCAGAGTTGCTCGGGGAGTGGGACCTGTCGGAGCATCAATGGCAGGTGTATATGGGCGTTACTGATGCGATATGGAGACATAACCCACAGTTCATACCACCCGAGGAGCCGAACCTCGACCGATACGTGGCAGAGATACGAGAGTCGGTCGAAACACTAGATATCTTGACAGCGCGAGAACACGTTGACGAGAGCATCGTCTGGTGGTTGTCTGAACACGGCATCGAATACGACGAGTTCATCTCTACTGGTCGGCCAAAGTACGAGTACGATTATGATGTGTTCATCGACGACAATCCAGAGATGGTTGGCTCTGTCCGACTCTTCCTCCGCGACCAGCCGTGGAACCAGTCGGTCGATGATGAAGCGTTGAAGACATGTGATAGGATTTGTTCACTTGGAGAAGTGTCCAGTTTCCTATAAACCTAGAAAAAATAGGTACATCGGTGACGACACGGGTGTGTAGTTCAGTGGTCAGAACACCTCGCTTACATCGAGGAAGTCAGAGGTTCGACTCCTCTCATACCCATTTGCAGCTCTACCGAAAACTTTATTTGATGCGTTAACGAAATAGAGACACGAGAAAGACACAATGGCTCAGATATACTTGACCGGAGCGGTGTCTGACTGGGACGACCCGTTCCGATGGCACGATGAATTGCAGAACTCGTTCAAGTGGCGGGAACACGATTTTATCAACCCATACACGCTCAATGATTTCGAGCTTGGTGACGAGGAGATATACAATCGGCCAGAGGAAGTTGTTGAGCCTGCACTTGAAGCAGTTCGAGAGTCTGGCGGGATGCTCGTCCGGTGGGACGACGATGCGTTCCTCGTGGGCACAGCGATGGAGATGAAGGAAGCATTCGACCACGATATTCCGATTGTCATCTGGTACGATGGGTGGAAAGATAACTTGAGTCCGTGGCTCCTTCATACGACGAACGGCAACTTTGCGGACAAAGAGAAGGCGCTCCGAGTGTTGCTCGCGTTCGCGGGAGATGAGAACTCTTTGACATAGCCGAAACGTTTATGTACGGATAGCTCGTCTGTCGCGATATGGGACTCACAGACATCGGCGATTATGCGAACCGCGAGCGACTTAAACTCATCACGCTCGAATACAGCATCGAGAGCGACGGGCACTTCTTGGACGAACCGATAGTAGAATTGTTCTGTCGCGACAACGACGGCAACCGACGCTTCATCGAGGTCGAGGGCTTCTATCCTAGCTTTTTCGTGACTGAGGAGGAGTATCTTGAGAAGCAGACGGACATCCATAACGAGAGTATGATTCGCTACGTCGAAGCGCGCGAGGAGATTCTCTCTGACGAAGCTTTGATGAATGGCACGACTCGACCGCAAGATGGGGCTGTGGCTCGAACGTTGGATGAGCGAAAGCTCGTGAGGATTGTAACAATCAAACCGAGTCAGGTCAAGAAGATGCGGAAGTTCTTCGACGAGCACTGGGAGGCTGACGTGTTCTTCACGAATCGGTTCCTCGTGGATAGTGGTATATCGCGTGGTCTCTCTATCCCGCGAGGCAGGGAACGTGTGTCCTACGACGAGATTCGCGCACTCGATGAAGACGAGGTCCCAGAGGTAGACCCACGTATGCATACCGTTGACATAGAGGTCTGGTCGGGCGGTGAGTTCCCCGAGCCAGAAGAGGCCGAAAAGCCGATTACGGCAATCACGGCGCACGACTCTTACGAGGACGAGTACTTCTGCGGTATCCTTCACCCTGACGCTGTTGTCGAAGGCGTGTACCATACGTGGGACGAGCCCTCCTTCGAGTATGAGCAGTATTCGTCGGTCGATGTGAGCGTCTACTACGACGAGAATCGCCTGCTCGCTGATTACATATCTTTCGTCGTGAGAACTGACCCAGACCTGATGACAGGCTGGAACTCGTCTCGGAACGAGATTGGTAACGGCTTCGACTATCCGTATATCATCAATCGCGCCAAGCGTATCAACGAGTGGGTGCAGGATATGGCCTACAATAACGGTGGGGCGTTCGTCACGAGCCACGGCTCTCCTGTGATTGGTGGACGCGAGATGTTCGATATGCTACAAGCATACAAGAAGACGCAGATTCACGAGAAGCGCTCGTATGCACTCGGATACATCGCCGAAGAGGAGCTTGGCTACGGTAAGGAAGATGTCGGTAATCTTGATGATGGGTGGCTCCACGAACCCGAACAGTTTATGAAGTACAATATTCGTGACACGGAGGCCGTGTTCAAGATAGAGGAGAGCAAGCAAGTGCTTGAGATGTACGACCACATCCGGTCCATCGCTGGTGCAACGTATAGCGAGATTGCTGATTCGAACATCGGCATCATCGATATGCTGTTCTTGCGTGAGGCGAAGGACAGGGGGCTGGCACTACCGACCTCGACCAAGCCGGATGTCCAGCACTACTGGGGAGCCTATGTCTTCCCGCCAGAATCGGGAAAACACGAGAACGTTGTGTACCCTGACCTGAGTTCGCTCTACCCGAACCTGTTCCGAGATATGAATGTCTCACCCGAAACCATCGTTGGCTTCGCTGATGACCTCGAAGCTTCGGACTACGACGAGGAAGATTGTCACGTCGTTTACGTAGACAAACGTGGTGAAGGATTCAAGCGAAATGCAGACGTGCCAATTCGAACGAAGTTGTTCGTACTCAAGCCCGATGTGAAGGAGTCGTTCGTTCGCGAGATTATCCAGAAGCTCATCGACATGAAGTACGAGTACAAGAAGGACGAGTACTCCAGCGAGGCGTATGGTGCAGTCAAGCGGATAACCAATTCTGTCTATGGAGTGATGGGCGATTCCGTTAGTTATGGAAACGGGTTCCGCTTGTTCGACTGGCGTATTGCGGAAGCGATTACACTTGCTGGACGTGACGTTATTCGCCACACTGCCAAGGTGTTCGAGAAGCGTGTTCGAAAGTCTGGCTATCCAGAGGCTAACATTATTGCTGGAGATACTGACTCGTGTGTCTGCGAAGTGCCGAGCGCTGACGGGATGGACGAAACCCTCGATGTGTCGATTGATGCAGCCGAGTATGTCGATATGACATACGATGAGTTTATGGAAGAACGGTACAATATGGAGGAGAACAACATGGCTGTCGAAATCGAGTCCTACGCGAAGAGTGCGCTATTTATGGACAAGAAAAAGCGCTATGCACAGTGGGTGCGGTGGGACGAGGGAGAGGAGGTGGACGAAGTGGAGTACAAGGGCTTCGAGCTTGTACGAAGTGACAGTGCAGAGGTTACGGAAGAGGTGCAGCGTGGTGTCATCGACCGTATACTTAAGGAGGACCGACCGAAGCACGAGGTCCACGAGTATCTGCACGAGAAGTGGGATGCTGTCGTCAACGGTGATGTTGACCTCGAAGAACTTGGCACACCGTCTGCTCTCAACAACAAGCTGATGGACTATGGGTGGTCCGTCGATGACGAGACGGATGAGGTAAAGTACTACTCTCCACAACCGCATATTCGTGGGGCGAGATACACGACAGCGTATGTAGAGGGCGAGGATGTATCTCAGGGAAGCAAGCCGCTTATGTTCTACGTGAGTCAGGTGTTGCCGAACGATGACGGCTTGCCCGAGACGTTCGACTATGGCGACATGTTTGAACTGAATGCTCCTCGCGACAAGCCTGACCGTAATACCCGAGAGATGAAGGAGCTTGGGCGTCTCGTTGACGCCATCTCGGTCGATGATGTGCGAAACTTGCCCGAGTGCGTTCGTATCGACACAGAGAAGATGGCAGAGAAGACACTTCGGTCGCCCATCGAACCAATAACGACCGTTCTTGGGTGGGACTTCGACGACCTCATCGCAGAGGGCGCACAGACTGGTTTGTCAGATTATATGTGACCGAAAGATTTAAGTAGTAGCGCAGCATATCATTTGGCAGATGCACTACACGAAAAGCTACTTTGAGGACGTTGTCTCTGAGTACGGAGAGGTCTTCTTCGTTCTCGACAGCGGGAGTGAGTATGAGGTTCACGGAACCGACCAGTATGAATTTGTTGACGTTGAAAGTACGAGCATTGTTCATATAGAAGGGATGCGCGACAGCGAATACTACAAGGTGGACTTCCCGCTTGGCGCAATCGAGCATCACTACACACACCGCGAAGTCTGAGAGTCGAATAACACATTTCCCCTTCTGTCGCCGTTTCTTACCACAAGCTTTTTATAGCAGTAGCGCTTATGTCTACGTAGTGATGGATAGATTTAGAGTCAGTTCTGCGGACACCACACTTCTCGACAGGTCACATCTTGTTAGTGAGATGCAGGCCGATGCTGATGGGATGGATATGTTCCCCGTTCTCATCGGCACACATATAGGCTATTTTCACTCGGTCGATGGTGGCTACGATAGAGACAATGGTTGGCATGTCGTCAATTTGATTCACGAAGTGCAGGGCACCGACTCCCCGCCGAACAAGATATACGCTGATACGATGGAGGCCCACCTCGACGAAAATTTCTATCATCTATCCGTATCTGATATCTGGCAGATGGGCGAGTATCCTGATGAGAATTTCGTTCTTTCGCTGAAGGTGACTCAATATATGAAGGGCCCGTACTCGTTCAGCGAGGCGATGAGTGCTGATATCGACAAGCGCCACGAAGAATTTGCGCATAATTCGAAGCGATGAGTAGACAGCGAGCGGGGTTGCGCAAAGAACACGAACTCGCAAAAGAGATATACGACACGACTGGTGGGAGTATCATCCCGCTCAGAGCTGGCTGGTCAGGGAACTCGGCCCCACCGATGCCTGACCTCCTTATACCATATAAGGGCTCTCTTCGGGCCATCGAAATCAAAACATCTGGACAGAAGCGGATGGTCGTTGACCAAGAGTCGGTCGAGGATGTGTTGTATTGGGCGATGAATATGAACGAAGTACCGACGTACCCATACCTTACGGTAAAGTTCACACGCTACGAGGCAATCACGATGCGTCTCACGAAGCCGTGGGATATAGAGGAGTCGTTCAGGTTTATGGCTGAGAATCAGAGCCCGTTCGACACGAACTTCACACGAGGCGGGAACATCTCCTTTGGCCATCCGACACACTACGACTGTGACGTTACGAGCGCGCAGAAATCACCGGGAGATGGTGCGGCTATGCTACGAGACTTGCGTGATGACGAGTACGCTAACGTAGAAACAGCGGATATCAACACAGTCTCGGTCTACGACGTATTGAAAGAGAATCCAAAATACTGGGATTCGTTCTCGTCTTAGTATAGAAAGTTTTCTTCTTCGTCAGTCCCCCACTGATACGAAGAAATGTATCCGCCGATTAGTTTCACTTTGTTGGAGTTTTGGTATCGATAGACTTTCTCGTCTTGCTCGTGTTCCATCTCAGCCCCTTCCGCCCGCTTGTGCCGAAACGGTTTGTCTCCGTCGTTACGAATAACGATGCCTGTCTCATCACAGACGAGTTCGTAGCCTTTTGTCCACAAGCTACCGTTTTCATCGAATGGTGATTCTTTACCTGCGGGGTCGTACCCCATCCCTCTCAGGTCATCCGACAGTACACCCATTATTGAACTTTTTCGGCGTCGTCTATTCCATCTTCCGCAATCTGCTTCATCTGACTTTCAACATCACCCATCCCTTCACGTAGTTCTCTGAACTCGGCCCACAGGTCACTCACCGACTCTGTCCAGTCCGTGTTGTGCGAGACCTTCCACGCCTTCGAGTCTGGATGTATGACGATAACTTCGAGGATGTCAACGTCTAGTTCGAGCGCGTTCATATATGCAGTAAGTTGCATCTTGTGCTTTTCGTATGGTGCGTGGTCGGCGTTCGAGGTTTTGATGTCAGATAGAACGACGTTCGAGTCTTCGTCCACGTATAGAAGGTCGAACTGCCCTGCATATCCGACACCCGTGTTTGTCACGAAACACTCCACGTTCAGAACACTCTCGTCCGAGATGCCACGAATCCGCTTGATGTCCTCCCACGCCTCCTCTGCATAGGTCAAATCTTCACGGTAGCGCTGCCAGTCTCCTTCCAGCTTCAGTTCCTCTGTGCTATCCTCCTCATCGACGGAGAACATATCTCCGTCCTCGAACTCGTTGAGTAAGTTGTAGTGAATCAGCGTGCCGCGATTACTCTTGTATTGCAAAATATCCCTCCAGTGTTTCTTTTCGCCAGAACCATCGTACTTCTTTTTCCAGTTTTTGATGCCATCGGGTTCGGGCATCTCATCGAGGACGGTGCTGACGCTGGGAAGATACAGATTGTCGTTGTCAGTGTAGACCCGACCTTCGGGTAGAGTGAAGCGTTGTAGTTGGTCGGCCATTAGATATATACGTTGAGATATAAGTATCGCTGATACTTAAAGGTTTCGGTCAGCGTTCGTATGAGGTACGGCGATTAGGCGAGGGTCGGAGCACTATTGTCGGGCGATATCGTGCATCGAATCTGAGGCCGCTCTCGTAATCGCTGTGCCGTTTCTCGACCGAACAGTAGCCATCACTCATCGAAAAACAGAAATCGCTCAGAGCGCGTTCTGCGCCCTCTCACAAAATATGGTGGGAGGGGGTGTCCGACACTTTACCGAAACATTTAAGTAGTGGCAAAACATACTATCACGTGAGTACTTTCAACTATGGTAGAACTTACAGAACTCGATGGCGTCGGGCCAGCGCGAAGTGCGTCGCTTGTAGAAGCAGGCTATGAAGATGTGGCAGCAGTCGCTGAAGCAGATGCAGGACAACTTGCAGAAGATGCAGAAATTCCTGAAGACACGGCTCTCGGATTTATCGTACAGGCTGAAAATATAACTGCATCTGAGGGCGCAGACGTTGAGGAGAGCGAGCCTGTCACGCAAGAGATTGCCCACGCTGTCGAGGGCGATGAGTTGGAAGAGGAAGCGGAAGCGGACGACAACGAAGG